AAGAATATCCGCAATATGTCAAAATAAATACAACACGGAAATCGGGATTTCCTGAAATTCGTTTACGTGATAGCACGGAAAAGGAAAAGAATATAACCCGTCGCAAGAAATAAGTGAGTTTATGTCGCATATTTCCCTAATATGCGAGTTTATGTCGCGTATTTCCCTAATATGCGACTTTACGTTTGCATATTTCATCCCACCCATTCCTCCTTCAATCACTAAGAAATTCAAACTTTCTACATAGACAATAAAATCATAGGTGTAATTTGTATCAGCTGCCAGAGGCCAAGGATCAAGATCAATTTGAAAATTCTTAACACGACTTGTATTCAGAGTCCCACTCGGTTTCATCCATTTTGATGTATTCAAAGCAAAACTATAGATAGTTAATCCTTTCGGAAATAAGCCCGTGGCATATTTCCAAGAAGACAACTCTTGAAAATACTGAATCGGCTTCACTTCTTGAATTTCATTGCCATCACATAAAATACGAAGTTGGCGAATAATATCTTCCTGCGATCCTGCAATTAAATATCCAGAAATACCTACAGATCGTATACCTGAATCATATACTGCATTTGATGGACTAAAAAAAGGTGCGCTTGTGCTATTATACCAATTTGTCAGATTAACCCAATTATTCGTATACGGAACCATATCACTTCGCCTCGGTATAATTAATAGACGCGGTACAGGATTGTGTGTATACAAATTTAAATTCTGCCGATTATTAATGCTTGGAAATGTGTAGTTTGTTACTTGACGTACTGGATATGTAAGAGATTGTGTGGTAAATGTATTTCTTTCTGGATCTGTAAGATATACATAGGTTGCTTGTAAATATGCATTTAGGGTCCAAGTGCTAAGAGGAGGTGCTGTATATCCAAAATCAACTAAATAATGATTCAAATAGTTTTCAGATGTATTATTTGGTATATAATTCAAATTACCAGTCTGTATCTGCGTAGTTGAGGCAAATACACGATTACCAGGGCGGACACGGTAACCTGATGGATCCAAAATTGTAAATAAATCTTGTACAGATCGTAAGGTTAACTGTACATAACATTCGTGGTACTGGAGTGCAAGAAGCGGTATTGCTAAACTTGTATGCTGGGTAAACCAAAAAGATAAAGGTACTGTAATTTGACGGCTTGGGATAGAAGGCGCATTTGTTTGTACTGTTGCACTTGTATTTCTAGCCACATTTGGATATAAACTTGACGATCCTGTTGAGCGGACGCTTGTACCACCAAGAGCGCCGGAGTAGGATCCATTTGCTGGATCATAGATTTCCTCAACGTCTCCAACTAGTTGTCGCCATTTGGCATATTCTGTCTCATCTTGATCAGTTTGAGCAATAGCAATTAAATAATCACTATCAAATTCCTGAACTATAGTGCCTCCTATCAAAAATGTTGCATTTTGAATAATTTGTGCTCCGATATAACGATTCCATTGAAACTCATACTGTGCAGTTCGAGTTGCAGCATTTGGAGTTATAAATTGACTGTAAATATCCGGGAGAGTAAATGTTAAATACAAATCTGAAAGTAAATCTGCAACTCGTTGAATCTTTGCTTGAACCTTGATCGGAGCATCAAATTGTAATTCTCCAGGTCCATCCAGTTGAATAGTTACAGATTCAAATGAAAAATGACTGTATTTCTTCAATACTAGGTAAAAATAAGTGAAATCAGGATTACCACTCAAAAGAATATTCTGCGAACCATAGGCTACAAGAATATAAAGACCTCCTCCTGTCATGACAACTCTTCTTGCTGGTGTGAAACAAGATGAGTTCTCATTTTAAGCGCTTCAAAGGAAAGTCCAATGAATTTAAGCAGTGGTCCACCACTGATCTGTCAAGTAAGGAGTAATGCTCATATTCACACCCTCCATTACAGGTGAAGGGCCCATACTTATTAGATTCTGAATCTCGGTATATGTAAGAGCATATGCAAAATAGAATACACGACTGGCTAGACCCTTTGCAGCACCATTAAATGTTAGTGCACCACTTGCTACTTGTAATTGATTTGTAGGAGTTCTTAGAGAAGAAGTTGTAGAAGGTATTATGATCTTCCGTTGACTAAAGAGATAGATATCACCATAATTCTGGTAAGGCGGCGTATTACCAGAAAGTGCCATCTTAGTCTTCAAGTTTCCATTGATATAGACATAGAGATGATTTCCTTTGCAAGAAACAACAATATGGACCCACTTCTCAATAGGAATATTATCAATATCAGCATAATTATTCCATGTCTGATAACAATTCATATAGACACGGAGTGTATTTGAATTACCTTTCATGAAAAGACCGGGACCCATCAGAGGATACGGTTTAGAATATCCCTTGTGTAAAATATGATATAGATTGTCATTTCCAGCAGAAAAGGTATCACTTGTGATATAGCAGAACAATGAATAACTAAATTCTACACCGGAGCGCTGATTATCGGAGGTATACACTGTTTTTGCTAGAGGGCTCTTTGGATCCTGAATTGCCGTATGACTTAATGAACCGGAAGTATATGTATTAGGAAAGATCTCAACACGATCACGGAACATAGCCAAATAGGACTGGTACATATACTCGGCAAAAAGCATCGTAAAGTAGACAGCAGCGACTAATGCAACTCCTGTTAGAACTTGCGATAAGGGATCTGATCCACCGAAGGATACGCTGCTAGGAAAACTATTGGTTCTTATAGCACCTGTATTTATGGCTGCCATATTCTCTAACTATCATTAGGATTGTAAAAAAGACATTTTATAAGGTCTTTTTTAGAATTTACAGGATAGTATTTTATATCATTAGGTCTAAGCAGGTGTGCTTCCAGCAATAACATCTTCACCGTTGCGCTTGAGCGAGAAGGAGTACTGACCGGGATCAAAATATGATTTGATGAGTGATGTGATTGATGTATCCTGCGGTCCATTGGAATACAGAGCCCAGACACGGTCGGGAGTGTAAGCATAGTTCGCAGCATTAATCTGACCAATAAGTCCACCAAATCCAGGACGTTTAACAACAGTAGCGTCCCTACTAGGGGGGTTGCCGCCTACGATCATTTGGTAATCAGTACCAGTGCCACCCACCTTATACATTCCTTTAAGAACACTGCTACGATTTAGCTTGCCATCCATATAGACATCAAGACGACGGCCACTGAGGACAACGCAAATACAAACCCACTTCTGTAAATCAACTGACTTGATATCACCCTGTTTAAAATTCGCTTCATTATCACTATAGATATTACTAGCATTATCAATATTACCCTGTTGGGACGCATTAAGTTCGTCTCCTGCAGCATCTGTGCTTACACGGATACCTACCTTGTTAACATTAGCACCAAGATACATTTGTAAAGTATTGTAACCACCGGTTGCACTGTTAATTGTTAAAAAGGTCTTATTTTTTCCTGAATTGACCTTCCAATTTGCGATATAAATCCATACACACACTGAGTATTCTCCACCACCGTAAATCGCTGGGATATTTTTAGCACTAAATGTAGTTGTACTATTACCAGGAAGACCACCTGATGAGTTTGCAAAGACTACCATATCTGCCTTTTCAGCATCACCACTCAAATATTTGTATAAGTAATACAAGACTACACAAAGAATTACTATCCCAGCTAACATAAAAATTACCCTACCAGGTCCTGTCGTTATGGCTCCAAGGGCTGAGTTCATCCGATTCTATTCTGTTACCAGAATTATGCGTAGGATGTTGTCCACATTTCATAAGGATACGGTTTCATAGGTTGTGTACAAAGTCCGCCCGGACACCCAAGAATATCAGGTAAACTTGTAAAGAACCCTCCAAGTGTAAAAATAGATAGATCAGATCCATTTAAATTATACGGTTTTCCATCCATATCTGATTGTTGTTTAATTAATGAATTAATATCTGATGTTGATAAAGGTACAGAATATAGTATCATATTTGCAATAGTTCCACCTAGGCGACCACTTGAATCTCCTAGTTTGAGTGGTTGCGTTGTATCGGAATCAGGCATACCATTTATACATGTGTACGCTGCCGTTAGTTTTCCATTTAAATAAATCTTAAACCGAGTACCCTGTTTAACAATAGCAACAGCTGTCCAACGTTGAAGATCTATATTATAGAGTTCAATGACTTCAGGAGTGGCAACTCCTTTTATATTAATTTTTAGTTCAGCCGGTACATATTCATCACCACGACCTGCATCAGATGATGTTAAGATATTGAGTTTACACTTTGATCCAATATCGATTGCCGTAGCATACTCATTTCCAGAAATACTAGTCCGATCATTTATTTTTGGATGAATAAAGAATAAAACTGTAGATCCAGCTGGATCTGTCCAAAAGTTTTTAACTTGTTCACCTGTTGCCACTTGTCTAGATGAAGATAACGATATTGTATTTTTGACTACAACAAGACTATTATCAGCCTCTTTTGGTGACCCGAATGTGTATTTAACTATCAAATAAATTATAATAAGAACTACACCTAGTCCTAACACGAGATAGACTGTGTTCATCTACCCTTAACTACTGATTTTACGATGAAAAGGAAGCAGTCGGTATAAGATCATTCATTCGTGAAAGCATTTCTGATGGTTCGGGTACATATCCAAACGCACGGAAATTCAATACTTTAATTCCAGTTGAAAGAGTTGTTGTTCCACTACGAATGGATGATGGCGGTAAAATTGTATCACCTGTTGCTATAGCAGCACTTATTCCTGCAAGTTTCCGTGTTTTATAGAGTTTTCCATTAAGATATACATCCATATACGTCGGTGTCTTTACAACTCCAATTCTAAAGGATGTGCGAATGGGTACATTTTCAATTTCAGCAGATTCTAGCCCACTTGAAGATCTGACTGTGACTTTTACTGTATTAATCGTATTATTAAGACTAATTTCTATTTTGGTGTTTGCGTCTGACAGAACGAATGCGCCTGTTCGTAGTACTAAAAAGATGCGATCAGTTACTCCAGCTTTAGGAAATTCATCATTAATCAAGACATCCGCTGTAAACGCATAGGATTCTTGGCCTTGAAGAATTGATGCGTAAGGCGTTGTAACAATTGGTGTTGAGCCAGCTGGTGGTGTCCCTACTAGGATTGGCGCTACGCTGCTGGTATTTGTCCAAAAGACTTGTGTCTTATCAATGCCGGGTAAAGAAGCAGGAAGTCTCTTAAAAATAGGTGTTACCCACTGATCAATGGCTAATACAAGTAGACCAATGGCCAAAAGAGTTGCAATGAGATACAGTAGATATTTCATTACAGTTCCACCAATTGATCCTATTGGTAACCGGGACGTCGCTTCAGTCACAGCTCTTGCTGCGGCAGCTGCGGCAGGACCAGCAACAGGTTTTCCAATATCCTTTCCAAGTGTTCTAGTATCCTTTAATACTTGAGCAATCTTTTGCGCCCTTGATGCGTCCATCTCTAGCAGCCACTAAGAATGAATTATTCCAAGTTTTCAGACTTTCTATCCTTTTTGCGCGTTGTTGTTTTGGGTGTTAGTGTTCCCTTCTTTGGATCATATCCAATCTTCTTGTAATACGGTGTAGACTCCTTCGGGTTACAGTCTACAAGTTTTTCACGTAGATAGCAAACGAAGGAAAGACGACTGTATTTTTTGTCAACACCTTGTGTCCCTGTTTCCTTATTATTCAAGTAAACCTCAGGTAGTTTATTGTTATACACCTTATCCTCTGAAGTCTCACGCATCTCCGTATTGCAGTGCCACTCGTGCACATCCATCGCCAAGAAATCGCCCGTGCGGATATTAAATCCGATCTTATACCGAGGAAACAGCGTAAATCCACCGTGATACTTGCCACGTTCAATAGCCGTTAGATTTCCAAATCCTGCTCTCAAGTCACCATCATCCATATGGAGCGCAGTACGGAAATTACGATTCATCGTAACTGAAGAAAACGCAGTATCAGCAATACGAAACTCGGGCCTCTCATTTGCCTGTTTGAGCTGAACCTTGTGCCTATCGGGTACTAATTTCTTGAATAAACCATCAATTGCCTGAATATACGGAATGCCTTCCTTGTATTCTTCAAAATACTTTTGTGTATAGGAGGTTAAACGACAGGGTAACCCCATAAAAGGTGTGCGCTCAAAATATCCTAGAACACTACTGAATACATTGTTATTTACGCGCATCTTACTGAGTTTACCATTTTGTTCGTATTGCGCAGACCACTTATTCACACTTCTCGGCTTTCGTTTTGTCCAGTATTTGCTCTTGAGATCAATCGGTCCAGCGGCAGCACCGCGATTTCTAGATGCCGATGCCGCATTATAGAAATTACTCCAAGCTCTCTGAATAAGTTCCTTCGGAATAACATTTTTCCGAAACCGGGCAATAAGAACTTTGCCTTCAGGTACATCTTCATTCTTTGCCCAAACATCAATATCTTCATCATAAATTGTATCTGCTTCTTTTTCCGAAAAATAGGTTCCTTCACGAGCCTTCATTTGATCATTTGTAAGTTTTGCTTCTAAGACAACCATCTTAACACCATCTACTTTTGCTTCGCGTGCTGGCTTATCGGGTAATTGTAATCCTTGAATCAGGGCTTCGGGGTCGACTCCCATTCTACTAAGCATCTAAAATTTAAGAAATTTCAGATACACGGTAGCATTGCTCAGATTCATTTCCTTGGAAATGAATTTTCACGGTACTAAGCAGTGTCTTTTTGACGCCACAATCCGAAATACAAAGCTCCACCTACAACTGCCGCAACAGCCAGACCTGCACACGCGCCCTTAAAAATTGCCTGTTGATCTGCTTCCATAAAGTCATTGGATGTGATTACAGGTGATCTACCTCTCGCTCCCAAACGCGAATAATATTGAATTACTTCTGTTTCTGTAAGTTTACGCTTACCTAACATCTCATTGACTTCGTTGTGTAAATCAATGGTCCAGCGAAAGAGATCCGTTCTTGAATCAAGAGATGGGCCAATGGGTATCTTTGCAAGATGAGATGTATAATGATTGCGACATACTGGGCACGGGATAAGTATTTGTAATGATTCAAAATATTCTTTGGCGGCCTTCTTTTCACTGTAGTTCGGTTCTAATGAATAGCCGAGTGCTACGATATGCATAGTATGCCAAAAGAAAGGTCCCCAAACTTCGGGTGGGATCTGCATCGTATCTGTCAAATAAGACAGAATTTGGATAGGTCTGGTTAACGCAGCAGCCCACTTATAGCCATTTAGCCTATGACCAAGTAAGAAGGCATTTTAAATGTCATTACAACAATCATCATCTAATGAATTTTCATCAACACAAAATCCTACTTGTTCAAATTGCGGCACATCCGGACACGGGTTTCGTCATTGTACAGAACCAGTTTCATCATATGGTGTTCTAG